CCTAGGGCGTCTTTTTCATTAAATAATTATATGGTACCTGCAGAAATATTAACAATGGCAGGCGGTTCTATAGTAGGATTCTTTTTTAAGCTTGTCGCAAAGCGTGCTGAAAATGAGCAGAAGCGCTTTGAGATGATTATGAAAGATAAAAAGTTTGCAGACGAATCAGCTGATAATGCTGTAAAGAGAGTGCCAATTGAAGCTGGTAAATGGGTTCGTAGATTAATTGTTGTAAGTGTATTGTTTGGAGTTATTCTTGCTCCTTTTATAACTACGTTTATGAATCATCCTATTGTTGTAGAAGAGATGATTACTAAGAAAATCCTCTGGGGATTGTTGGGAACTAGAACAGAGCCTGTATTTATCGAGATAGAAGGATACTTGTTAGTACCTGAGATTAGACAAGCTCTTACCGCTATTGTTGGGTTTTATTTTGGCCAAGCCACAGTTAAACGATAAGTTGAATTTCAAAATTTTTCGTTATATTTATGGTCGATATGCTTGCTGAGTGATAGCCTATTAAACTGTTAAATCAAGCATAAATAAATATACAAATGCCACAAGACATTAATTATCTAGACGAAATATCTACCTTTACCTTCACTAGTAAATACGCAAGGTACAATGAAAAACTTAACAGAAGAGAGACATGGGATGAGTGTATAAATAGAGTCTCAAAGATGCATGTTGACCAATTTAAAAAGAACTTACCTCAGGAAGACGTAGATAGTATTAAATGGGCATTTCAACAAGTAAAGGATAAACATATTGTTCCATCGATGAGGTCAATGCAGTTTGGTGGCAAAGCTGTATTAGCACATAATGCTCGTATATACAATTGTGCAGTTCGTCATGTGGATAGTATTAGATCTTTTGCAGAGATATTTTATTTATTATTATGTGGTTGTGGAGTTGGTATTGGAGTATCAAAACACTTTATTGATAGGTTTCCTGATCTCGTAACATCAAAGGATAAGACTGGTACTGTAGTGACATATGTTGTAGAAGATAGTATTGAGGGTTGGTCTGATTCTATTGAAGCGTTATTGAATTCATATTTTCGTAACACTGCTTTTTCTGGTCGTAAGATTGTTTTTGATTTTAGTAAGATAAGACCTAAAGGAGCTCCGCTCAGTACAGCAGGTGGAAAGGCACCTGGCTACGAAGGGTTAAAGCAATGTCATGTTAAGGTAAAAGAGTTGTTTGATTATATGATCGAACAGCAACAGCAAACTAGAATAAAGCCAATTAACGCATATGATATTTTAATGCATTGTGCTGACGCTGTACTGTCTGGTGGTATTCGTCGCTCTGCTACATCTCTTGTTTTTGATAAAGACGATGACGACATGATGAATGCAAAGACATTTTTTGAAGTCTCTAGGCATACTAAATTTTATCATGATGATGAATCTAATTTATATGTAGGTAAGATTACTGTTAATAAAAAGAAGTATGAGGTAGAATTGAGTGAGTATGAGTATAAAGACGTATTAGAAAATAAACGTATAAGTTGGATTCATATTGAGCCTCAGCGCGCCCGTAGTAATAATAGTGTTTTATTATTAAGAAATGAAACTACATTTGAAGAGTTTACAGACATTCTTAATAAGACTAAACAGTTTGGAGAGCCTGGGTTTGTTTTTGGTAACCATCCATGGCAATTATATAACCCATGCTTTGAGATAGGGTTTATTCCAGTTACAGCAGATGGTGTATGTGGTGTTCAGTTTTGTAATTTAACATCTATTAACGGAGCTAAGATTGATACTAAAGCTAAGTTTTTAGATGCTGTTAAAGCTGCTACTATTATTGGTACCCTACAAGCGGCATATTCTGATTTTAAATACCTGAGACCTGCATCTAAGCAATTAACTGAAGGTGAGGCATTACTCGGTGTGTCTGTTACTGGTATGATGGACAACCCTACAATTTTATTAAACCCTGATTATCAGAAGGAGGGCGCTGAACATGCCGTTAAAATTAATAAGACATGGGCAAAGAAATTAAACATCAATCAAGCCGCTCGGATTACTTGTATTAAGCCAGAAGGTACATCATCCTTAGTATTAGGTAGCGCTTCAGGAATTCATCCTCATCACAGTAAAAAGTACTTTAGACGTATTCAATGTAATAAACTTGATCCCGTTTATAGGCACTTTAAGAAAAGCAATCCACATATGTGTGAGGAGAGTGTGTGGTCGGCAAATAAGACAGATGATGTTGCTACCTTTCCTATTGAAATTTCAGACAAGGCTATGGTAAAGGAGGATCTTACAGCATTACAGCATTTAAAGTATATTAAATCAACTCAACAAAACTGGGTTATACCAGGAACGACAGAAGCAAATACAAACAATGTTGAGCATAATGTTAGTTGTACAGTGGTTGTTAAAGAAGATGAATGGGATAGAGTCTTTAAATTCTTATATGATAATAAAAAGTACTTCGGTGCTGTTTCGTTGCTACCTAAGACTGGAGATAAATTATATCAACAAGCACCATTAGAGTCTATAGTTGATGAAAAAGATGAAGAACGCTGGACAGTTATTCTCGAGAAGTTTAAATCTGTAAATTATAAATCTCTTAAAGAAAAAGAAGACACTACTGAAGTACAAGAGACTATTGCTTGTGGTGGTGGTGCTTGTGAGATTCCTGGTTTAGCTGAAATGGTACCAGTCGCTCAACCTGAAGCTGAAACAGCTTAAGATTTTTTCTTGGCTCCGTTGTATCTAGTTAAATCTAATTTACATAGAGGTTTCTCTATCTTTAGTTTACCTAAATAGTCGTTCTGGACAATAAGCTTGCTACCACCAACTACCTGGCCGTCGTAAACATCATAGATAAAGAAGACTGTCTTAGTAATACCTACGCGTATAATGCGCCCTGGCTTTCCATCTACGTAAACTGTATCATCGGTATTATAATCATTACCCCAAAACACAAAGAACCCGGCGGCTAGCTTTTTAATGCTCGATTGGAATATTAATACTACCAGCCCGGCGATGAACATCCATCCATATTGCCCTATAAGCTGTTGAGCGGCATGCTCTATTTCAGCAGGCTGTATTACTATGCCTTGCGCGATGATATTTTCCCCGGTGAACTCCATATATAAGTATTTAATTGTTTTTCATAGAATAAGTAATTATACATGAAGAAGGTTATAACTGTTATTACTACGTATAAGAAAGAGATCGGTGGTTTATTGAGACATGCTGCAACAATTGCAGGAGGAGTCTTAATTGCTAAAGGTACTTTAAGTACAGATACGTTCACTATGATCCTAGGTAGTGCTTCTAGTATTATTGGTACAGGTTGGTCTTTTGTTAATAAGGCCGCACATAAGAAAGAGATACATGTTGCATTGTCAACTGATCCAGTTTCCGGTGAGCAAACCCGTGCATTTAATACTGAAACAAAAGCTTGGGAGAGCGCCTGACATTTTATACATTAGAAGATAAATATTTTTATGTCCTCAGGCTATTTGTATATTATTACTAATAAATCTTGGCCAGGTTGGATAAAAATAGGGACAACTCGTAATCTAAAAACTCGTCTGCAAACATATCAGACGAGTTCTCCTTTTAGAAATTATGAAGTTATGTATTCTATTCAACATCCAGAATACCTTCAAGCTGAAAAAAACATAAAACTGCAAATGACTAGATTTGCTAAACGAATAAAGAATGAATGGTATGAGGTTGATATTGAGGTAGCTAAAGTGAGATTAACTGAGCAATTAGATAATTATTTTTATGGAGAGTGTGATTTAGCCGAGTCATATGTAAAAGTGCCGGTCTCTATGTATAAATAATTAGAATGACATTTGATCAGTTAGCAGAGGCAAATGAGATAATCTTACAAGAAGGGCCATTTACAAATGCTCTAGCAGCATTAGGTATTTTAGGTGCTACTTTAGGTGGCGCCGGGCAAGTACAAGCCAAAATACCTACTCCAATAACTCAAGCTGTCAAGCAGGATCATTCATATTATGAGTATATTGCTCCGAGTGAAGGTAAAGGTAAAGAAGGTCGTCCCGGGTTTGCGTACAAAGACCATAAAGGTTACTTAACCGTTGGAGTGGGCCATCTTGTTCTACGTAACGATAGAGTTCTTAAAAGTGTTGTAGGTAGAGATTATAATAATATTGTTAGTGGTAGAAAGGCATTAACTGATAAACAAATGGAACAACTGTTTGATATTGATGTAAAATCTAAAATATCATCAGCGCAAAGTAAAATACCAAAATTTAACTCTTTCCCACAATATGTTCGTAATGCTATTGTGGATGGATTCTTTAGAGGGGATCTTTCTGGTAGTAAAGATACATTAGCACTAATAAATCAAGGAGACTTTAAAGCAGCTGCTAAAGAATATTTAAATCATGCAGGATATAAGAAGTCTAAAGCAAAAGGTACAGGAGTTGCTGGTAGAATGGAAAGAAACGCCGCCGCTTTTGCTACATTTGGTGGAGATGTTCCTACACAACCAGTTAAGACTGATTTTTATACCGTTAAACCAGGAGACACTCTTAGCAAAATAGCAAACCAGGTAGGAAGGTCAATAAATGATCTTATAAAGGTAAATAAACTCTCTAATCCTGATAAACTTCAAGTAGGACAACGGTTATCTCTATAAGTTTGTATAAATACTTATAATATGCAAACGACTCAGAAATTAGATGGGTATTTGAATGAGTATACAGACGAAACTATCACCGAAGTCACATCTACCGCAGAATTAACTCAAGTAGTTGAGATGGCGCAAGGATTACAAGACATGCTTACAGAAGACTACCCATTAGAGGACTGGATGCAGGCTAAAGTAACTAAAGCTGCTAATTATATTAAAGCAGTCCATGAGCATATAACAAACGACTTAAGTGAAGATGGTTTGACTGATAATAAAGATCACGTTAAAGTATATGTAACAACTAATTAATATCTAATGTCAACATCCTTTAAAACATATTTCGAAGATGCAAACTACTATAATGATACTTTGCATCCTAAATTCTGGGATGATTTTGCTTTTAGAGAGGATATATTAAAGCCAATTTTAAAAATCGTAGATGATTTTGTTAAAGACGATCAACATATTTCTCCTGAAATGGTTGAAGATGTACAGCTAACTGGATCACTTGCTAATTTTAATTATAATGATCATTCTGATTTAGATGTTCATATCTTATTAGACTTTGCTGATATTAGTGAAGATGAGTCTATAGTAAAGAGAGCATTAGATGGAAAGAGATTTATATGGAACCTAAGACACGACATACAATTTAACAATCATGAAATTGAATTATATTTTCAAGATATTCATGAACCTCATGTGGCTTCCGGTCTATTTAGTTTATCTGATAATAGATGGATTAAAAAACCTAAACAAGACCCACCGGAAATAGATCATCAAGATGTTCAGAAGAAAGCTTTATCCTTTAAAAAAGAGCTTGACCTTTTAGAGGAAGTATTAGATAATATTAGTGACGAGAAAGAGTTTAGTCTGGTTAACAAGCGCGCTAAGAAGTTAAAAGACAAACTTATGAAGATGCGTCAGGATGGACTTGCAAGTAAGGGAGAATTTTCAGTAGAGAACTTAGCGTTTAAGTCTTTACGTAATGATGAGACCATAGCTAAATTAAATGACTTGATTATTAAGTCATATGATCTTATGTTCTCTAAAGATGACTTGGAAGAGAAAGATGGATTGGAAGAATGGGAGCGTACAATGTTAAGTGCTTTAGGTACTAAGAACGATAAAGATTCTCAGCCTTTGAAATATGGAGAAAAAAAACCACCACTAACACACACATGAAAACATTTAGACAATTTTTTACTGAAGCAGAAGCTGATATAAACATAAAAGCTGTTGGTCCTGGAATGGACACGAATCTAGGTAGCGTTGATAAAGATCAAGCTGGTATGGTTGCTAATTATGTTGATAAAATTTCGCACGGCGGGCAAGATGTTATTCTTGATTTAATTAAAGACTCTCAA